GCTCAGACCCTATTCTTATTTTGATACCCATCTGAGCGGCAGTATTTTTTAATATTATCACCCATGCCCTGGTCTGTGCTGGTGAGGTAGTATTGATGTCTACTGCCATCTTAGCCACATGTGGCGAGTGCTCTGCGGCCTGATAGCCTGCGGCCCTCAATTGTGCCTGTTTCTCTTCTGTTCGGTTAAATGAATTAATAGTAAGCGGCAGGTCAATCGCTTCTCTAAATGCATCCATCACCCTTACCAGCAATTCATTTACTATGAGTTGCCCATAGTCTCGTAAGTCCTGGGCAAGCTTTGGGTCTTTGAGACTAAAATGACGGCCTATTGCGTCAGAGCCTACAGGTAACCCGTATAGATTCTGCCACTCCTCCAGGGAGCATTGAGAGCCATCTTTTAAAATCACAAAAATATTTTTCATAGTATTCTATTTTTTTTATACCACTTGTAAAGTCGGTAAGCCAGATAGAGTAATAGTATTAGCAGGAGAAAGAAGAGCAAGGCCCACAATTTAAATGAGGTTCCGACTCCCGTACTTTTTTTTTGACATCTTCAGTCACTCCGGTACTATCATTATCAATTACAATAGATTCGTGTATGAGCTGCTTATCATCTGTTTTAAGAGTATTCCTATTGACGACATCCACAGGCTTGGCTATAGCGTTTATCTTAAGCTTATATCCGCCCTCAGTTTTTATAAGAGTACCTTTTATAGATATGCCCGAGCTTTCCACACTATCAGTCATTGAGGTATTATCAAAGCTGAGCGAGGCTTTTAAAGTATCGCCATAGTGCTGAGTGGTTTCGTTCACCTGTTCAGTTACCAAATGATTAGAATCATTTTTCACGGTGAGCTGTTCTTTTTTTACATCAGTAAAAGATTGATGTTTGTTTACGCTCCTATTGCAGCTACATATAGCGATACAAAGGGCTAGCGAGAGTAGTATTAAAATATTTTTCATAATGTTCCGGTTATTTTTGATTTAATTTTTTCTATCCAAAAGTTTTTATCTTTTCCCTGTATCACCGCCACATTTTCAAGTATGGAAATAATGTTTTCCGCTACTACCTGAATCATAAGGAAAGTATGCATCCACTCAAATAAGTAAGCCGCTACTGTATTGCCATGGGCATGGGCAGAGTCATATAGAATATAAGGGACCGAGATAAGTATCAGGTAGCACGCTATCTTTACCCCAAATCGGCTCAGTCTTTTGCTACTAAACTCTTCCTTTTTTACATGGCTGGCATAGATACCAGAGCCGAGCTCTGCAAACATCACCAGTACCAGAGCTCCCACAGCCAGAGCCGATAGGCCAAAAATCTTATCGACCCAGCCAAGGCCTGCCGATAATATAAGTACCATCGCCATTAAGTTGTATTTAACAGTCGGTACGAGGCTGTGTGCAAACTCGGTGATTGAGAGATACTCAAAGCCGTCTAAAATATTGGTAATAATTTTTTTCATCTTACTTAAAATTCGCCCCCGACCTTACAGGGCCGGGAGCAGGGTTTACAGGATCAGGGGTTGTTTTTTATATTTTAGGATGCCGCAGATTGTACGATCGGAATAATTCCCACATCGTCAGTTCTGCGTCTTCTCGCGCCTGATCTCATCAAGGCGCTATAGATATCACCATAGAATTCAGCACGATTTGGGTTCTCAAACATTTTCTTATCTCCAATCGCCCTGGTTACGGCGTCTTTCTGCCAGCAGAAACTCACCACGTTATCAGTGGCGGCCACAGAAGCGCCAAGCGCATTGATCGCATTGGTAGAGGTAGCTGCCATAGCTGTATCACTACGTTGGAATATTTTGAAGCCGTAAAGTGTTCCTACTGTACCACTGGCCTGATCATAAGAGGAAGAGAAATCTCTGTATGTCGTCACATTCATTTCAGAACTCATCTGGTCCAACATGTTCGCCTCAATCAAAGCGTATCGGTCAGTAGTTGGTATCTTTTGCAAATCCATGGCCAGCTTAGCCTTTCTCAAATCAGCCAACGCCATACCATGCCTATTGCCTGTTTGTCCAGTGGTAGCTGAAGCAGTAGCCGCTCCGGTGGTTGGGATGAACAATCCTGACCCAAGACCTGTTAACCATTTGATGATTATATCATCGGCTACAGTATCTACCAACTGCCCGGCATGGTCTCCAAATACAGAGGTAATTTTGTCGTAAGACAACTCCACTTTATCAGCATCTGGGATCAGGGTAGGATCAGTAGTATACTCATCCAGGGTATAGGTGATGTCGGTATCCGTTCTTTTTACCGCAGTGGCAGGGAGTGAGCTTCTATTTTTTACAATAGTAGGTTTTGCTCCTGGTTGAGGGATGTGTACGATTCTACCGCCTACTACGTATTGATCGTCATTGAATGCATTTATCAGAAAGGCGTTGTCCTTCCAAAGTCTGGTCATAATGTAGTTGACCCATATCTCTACTTGTATTGCCATAGCTGGTTGTATTTAATTTTTTAAATTGGTTGTCTGGTTGTTGGTTGCTGAGTGTTTGAAAACTATACTGTTGGCTCTTTATCAAATTTTGCTTTATATAGCTCTTTGTATACATCAGGAGCCTTCAATTTCACCTCTTCGAGTTTGCCCATTTGGTGAAGCTCATCAAATGTTTTTCCGACAAGGTCTTTATCTAATTCGCCGTTACCTTGCTTCAGCTTGTCTACTATGCTTTGATGCACAGGGATAGAGGCGAGCAAGTCCTTCAATCCTTCAGGATCGTTTTCAAATTTCACAGCAAGCTTGTCGCTGGTTTCTTTGGTGATTTTCTTATCTACCGTCAGCGCAGTATGCAACATGGCTGTTACCACGTCCTTATTGGCTTTGGCGGTTTGGTCTTTCAAATCCTGCTCCAGCTTATCGGCCTTAGCCGCCTTTGCTACAAGGTCATTGAAAGACTTTGCGATTTCCAAATCAGTAGACTTATCGCTCAGGTTCATAGCCGCCAGCATGGCAGGCGTGAAAGTTTTGTTTTCCATTTTTGAAATTTTAGGTTTTGTAAAGTCGGCGAGATTGATTTCGTTGTCATGTTCATCGTAAAGCACGAGCGCATTGTAGTTGCCAGGGATGTCCACCAGTGAGCACTCTCTGTTATACCATTGAGTGACTGTTGGGCCTGATTGATTAGGAAGTTTAAGCGCTGGATCGTCAGTATATTTAAGCACTACCAACTGACCAACAGAAGCGGCATTTAGAAACCCGTTTTCGATTTCGTCAATTGTTTGCTGTGCTTTAGGATTTGCCATGTTTATTACTGGCTTGCCTTTTAACTGGTCTCCGTCAATGCGTAGGTCTTCCCATCTTACAAGTACTCCGGCGTCTCGGTTGTGCATCAAATAACCGATAGGGTTTTTCTGAAACTGGTCTAACTGATAACCATCGGTCATAAGTCTAAACCCGTAGCAGTTCACTGAACTATCGCTCAGTACAAACTCCTTATCAATTTTTTTGAACTTGTTGTCCATTTACTCGACGTTTCGTTTTTGTATCGTTGAGCACAAATATTGCAATGTCTGAAGGCCTTTTGCAAACTGGCATTCAGAGTCTATACTGTTTTTGTATAGTCTCTATACAGTAAGTGTATAGTGATAGAAATGCGATTTTTAAACGCCTCTTTAAGGTGTAATCTTTACCACATGGAAGGCAAAAAACTCACCAACGACGAAAAAAAATACTTAGCAAAAATTCTTTATACCAGGGAGAAAGAAGAGGGGAAAATTATTGCAAAACGGATTGGCGTTTCAGAAAAGACTATGAGTAAATGGGTGACCGATGGTAATTGGAAATCACTCAGAAACCGCTTATTGATTTCAAAAGAGGAACAGATAAACCTCTTATATGGTCAATTGGAAAAGCTCAATACTCTCATAAGTGAATCAGCGGAAGGATACGCCGATACTAAGCAAGCAGACATTATGATAAAGCTTACCGCCGCTATCCGAAACATGGAAACTGATTTAGCTATTGCCGACTTGGTAGAATCTGGTATCAGGTTTTTAAAATTCCTTCAACAGACAGGGAGTATGGAGCAAGCGCTGGAAGTATCTGAGTTCTGGAATTCATTTTTACACGCCTCTATCAAAAAATGAAAAACATTACAGACAAGCAAGCACTCCAGGAATGGGACGATTTTTTAGTAGCGCTAAAAAACAGCACTCCTATTGACCTGAGCGAATCGCCAGAGCAGAAAGCCAAGCGGATAAAAAAACTGGAAGCAGACCCAGAGGAGTGGTTTAAATATTATTTTCCAAAATATTGCTTTTGTGAGCCTGCGGCTTTTCATAAAAAAAGTACGAAGAAAGTATTAGGTGCTAACCGCCTTTACCAGCGCAGAGCCTGGGCACGTGGACTCTCCAAGTCTACCCGGAGGATGTTTGAAATATTTTACAAAATGTTTGTTCAGAAGTTCCCGGTAAACATGCTCTTGCTAAGTAAGAGCGCAGACAACGCTCAGCGCTTATTAGACCCTTATCAAGCTAACCTCGAAGCAAACAATAGGATTATCAATGACTATGGCGTACAAGAGCGTCCAGGTAAGTGGGAACGAGGCGAGTTTATCACAAGAAATAATTGCGCCTTCCGTGCGGTAGGCGCAGGCCAGAGTCCACGGGGTACAAGGAATGAGGCGTTGAGGGTAACGGTGATCACTGCCGACGATTTGGACGATGATGAGGTGTGTAGAAACCCTGAGCGATTACAGCAGCAATGGGACTGGTTTGAGCAGGCGGTGATCCCTACAGTAGACATTAGCGGTGATTACCTCATTTGTATAGACAATAATATTATCGCTGAGGATAGTATCGCCGTGAGAGCCGCAGCCTATGCCAATGATGTGGAGCTGGTAAATATCAGGGATGAAAATGGCCTCAGTAGTTGGCCTGAAAAAAACAGTGAGGATGACATCCGCGATATTGAAAACACGGTGAGTTATGAAAGCTTTCAAAAAGAGTATTTCAATAACCCAATGAATCAGGGAAAGACCTTTAAGGAAATGACCTGGGGCGCCTGCCCTCCATTGAAAATGCTCTCATTGATGGTAGTATATGGAGACCCCAGCCCGTCCAACAAAGATAAGCCTACTATGAAAAGCAAGGCGCAGAACTCCGCAAAATGTGTAGTTATGATTGGCTATAAAGAGGGCAAGTTTTACATATACAATTGCTTTCTTGAAAATACTACCAACAGCATTTTTATTGATTGGTTCTACAAATTCAGAAATGAGATTGCAAACAAGATCAGTACTTTTTTTTATGTAGAAAACAACGGCCTTCAAAATCCATTTTACGAACAATTGCTTTTGCCTTTGATTTATGAAAAAGGGAAAGCAGAACATGAAAATAATATTCTTTCCATCACTCCAGACGATAGAGATAAGCCAGAGAAATGGACACGTATAGAGGCCACGCTGGAAGCGCTCAACAGATTAGGCCTTTTAATTTTCAACAGTGCTGAAAAAGAAAATCCGCACATGCTACGGCTGGAGGCGCAGTTCAAAGCCGCCAGCGCTACCTCTAAAAAATTAGATGGGCCTGACGCCGTAGAGGGCGCAGTACATAAGCTTAAAGAAAAAGTAAGTGTACAAGCTGTCGGCAATATCAAAACTTTCAAAAGACCTCTAAACTATAAACGATTTTAAACTATGGCATTTATTACTATTACCGATTTAAAAACAAAAGGCCGCGCTGAAATCATAGACGCCATCGTGCGCTCAGACGATACCATTGTAGACATAGACATTGCGGAGTCAGTTGATGAGGCTAAGTGGTATTTGAGTCGCTTTGATCTGCTCCAGCTTTTCGGTGACAACGTTACCCCTCCAACGATTGACGCTCCGGCGCTAAAAGAAATTGTAAAGGCGATAGTATGGTGGAAGTTGGCAAAACTTTCTAATCCAAATATCAGCATAGAGTTGGCACGTGCCGACTATGAAGACGCAATTAAAAAGCTGGAGAAAATACAGTCCGGCAAAGCAGACCCACAAGGCTGGCCATATAAGCCCGATGATCCTACTACTGACTTCAAAGAAGACTCCACAGTGCAATGGAGCAGCAACCCAAAGAGAAGAAATATTTATTAACCATTCACAGCTATGGAAGAAACTAAAGTTGGCGTAGTCACTAAGACCGCTGAGGACAAAGACCCAACGCTTATAATAAGTAAGCTTAATATAATCAGCGCAGACCGTACCCGTAAGGATATACAGGATTATCTCAATGCGCTCATGAGTGCGGAGCGGTCATGGTTCCCGCAACCAGCGCAGTTGATGAACCTTTATGAAAACATTACCCTCGATGGTTTTCTCACAGGCATTGTAAATAAAAGGATTGATGCGGTAATAAATAAAAATATTTATTACCAGGATAAAGATGGCATGCGTGTAGACGCCTTCGACGATCTGATAGAGTCTGAAATGTTTAGGGAGCTCCAGAAGAAAATAATGGAGACGCCTTTTTGGGGGCGTGGTGGCGTAGAGTTTGAGCCTGGGGAAAAATTCTGTTGGATAGAAATTCCACGCAGGCATATTAAGCCAGAGTATGGCCTTATCACTATAGACCAATACAGCAACGAAGGTTACGAATATGAAGCCCTGGACAATATTTGGGTATTTGGTAAAAAGAGAGACTTAGGATTGTATCTTAAATGCGCCCCCGCCGCCATATATAAGCGTGGAGACATTGCAGACTGGGCGCAGTATGTAGAGATATTCGGCCAGCCTGTTCGTATCATTTATTACGATGCCTACGACCAGAAGACTAAGGAGGAGGTTGATACGGTACTCCGTGAGTCTGGCTCCAGCTTGGCGATGATGATCCCTAAGCAGGCACAGTTTGAAATGAAGGACGGTAAGCAAAGCAATGGCGATGGTCAGCTACAGGAAAAGCTAAAAGATACCTGTAATGATGAAATGGCCATTGTAGTACTTGGCAATACCGAAACCACAAAAACCAGCTCGCGCGGAGGTTATGCCCAGGCTAAAGTGCACGGCCAGCAACAACTGGAGATTACCAAGTCGGATATTAAGTATATGAAATCTTATCTCAATAGTGATAAGTTTTTGAAAGTGCTAAAGTCCTACGGTTATCCAGTAGTAGAGGGCGGCAAGTTTGTATTTGAAAAAGAGCTAGACCTGGACGCTCTGAAAACAAAAATAGAAATTGATCAGATTGTATCACAGAAAGAACCTGTAGAGGCAGACTACTGGTACAATACTTATGGCATTCCCAAACCGGAAAAATACGACGAGCTGAAGGGTAAAATGGAGGCCGACAAAGCCGCCGCTCAGAAGGCGCTGACCGGAGGCAATAACCCAGAAGACCCTACAGAGGAAGACCCGAATAACCCTGAACCTACAGACCCGCCCAAACCGGACAAAAAGCCTGCAAAAGAGAAGCTCATTGCATTAGGCTTCTGGGACCAACTCCGCACAGCCCTGGCCGATTTTTTCGACCCAGCCCCCTAACTATCAGTAAAAAGTTAGCGGGGCTTCCAGGCCTTTCTCTTAGCGAAATTGACGCCGAGCTTAAAACGCTTCATATAGGTTGTGATTGTTGTATGCCGTCTTTGAGCGCTGGCTATAACCCTGACGACATGGCCTCAGCCCTGGCTCAGATGGTGGATGAAGTATGGAAGACAAAAGGAATATCCGAGGCTCAAATATCTGAGGCGGTTACTACGGCCTTTGCAAAAGAAATCTGGAAGGGTGTAACCGATGCCTTTGGCGGTGACCTGGATAAGTTTGATTATGACACGCCGGATTATGAAATGCTATCAGCGATACAAAAAAACGTTTGGCAATTTTCAGCAGCTAAAAACTACCAGCAACTCAGAGCACTGTCTGACGCATTGATAGGCGCCGATGGTAAGCTATTGAGTAAATCGGATTTCCTAAAAGCGGCAAGCGCTATCAATGATCAGTTTATAAAGCGCTATGGAGCTACTGAGTACGATCTGGCGGTAGCAGGCAGTCAAATGGCAAGTAAGTGGGTAGCGATACAACGAGATGCGGCTACGCTTGGCTTTATAGAATTTGACGCCGTGCTGGACACTCAGACTACAGCACTCTGTAGAAGCCTCGACGGAATTATTGTAAAGTGGGACAGTGATTTTGCAAAAAGATATTATCCGCCAAATCACTTTGGATGCAGGCTTACAGTAAGGCAGAGAGGCAATGTAAATCCTACTCCAGCCAGCCAATTGTCATACCCAGACATACAACCGATGTTTGCCACAAACATGGCTCAAAGCGGCCTTGTATTCCCTGCCAAGCACCCATACTTTACTGATATGCCAGAGAACATAAGAATGCAGGCCGACGCACTTCTTAAAAAACAAAGTGGGCTGTAATGGAAAATCAATTACATATTCCCATTAAACAACTGGAGGAGCGCTTCAAGAGCATACTCATACGCTTGCCTATAATGGCAGGCAATGAAGCGCTGAACTTCTTTTTAGACAATTTTAAGCGCCAGGGCTTTCTCGGCTCTTCGCTCCAGCCATGGCCTAAGAGAAAGAACCCTACAAAATGGGGCATGACTCCAAAGCGAAACGGTAGAGCGCTTCTTGTTGATACTGGTATGCTGCGCCGCTCCATCCGCATTGTGAGCATTACAAACACTACCGTAATCATAGGCACAGATGTACCATACGCCAGGGTTCATAATGAAGGATTGCGATTAGGAGAAATACAGTCTGTGAAAGCTTATACTAGAAAAGTAAACTATCGTGATGAGACCTCTGCGCCTGGAGCCAGAAAGCTAAAGTTTACCAAAGTACAGGTAGGCTCTGTAAATGTGAAGGCGCATAAGAGAAAGATAAATCAAAAAATTCCAGCACGTAGATTTATGGGAAATAGCCCATACCTGGAGGCGAAAATAAAACGAGTAATCACTGCCGAGATCATGAAAGCGCTCCGGCCTTAACTTTAAATTTTATGGCATCACCAACAAATTACTTTTCAAAAACACTTACTGATCTTATGGATTATTTGGCTGTATATGTGCCAGATTTGAAATGGATAGATTATGATATGGGCCAACTCGAAAACTATGATACAAAGCCTCCAGTGGAGTGGCCCTGCGCTCTGATTAGTTTTCCTGCTACTCCTTATACTGCGCTTTCAGGGCTCGCTCAGATTGGTAGCCCTACAATAATGATCAGGCTTGGATTTGCACCATTCAGTCAAAGCTATCAGGCGGCCCCTTCATTGGTAAGAGACAAGGCGCTTTATTATTTTGAAATCGAGCAAAAAATATTTAACGCGTTACAAGGTTATAAAACAGAGTATACAGACGCTTTCATAAGAGTCTCCGCAGACGATGAAATGAGAAACGATTTGTTTAAAGTGCGTGTGCTTACCTTCACTACCAACTATGAAGATTATAGCGCTGTGCCGATGAATCAAAAAACACCGGCTACGCTTTCTATTACTCCAAATATTATATAATAAAAAAAGCCGCGGATTATTGCGGCTTTTTAATTGTTATTCTTTTCATTATTGCTTTCGGCAATTTTAATTGTAGTGGACAATCCCCTGGCGTAATTTCTATTTCTCTCTCATGCTTTTCCTGTCGTAAATTAAACTCGTATTTATTTTTTTCAAAATCAATAATTATAATAGTGAACCCTGAAATATCCCAATTATCTACTTCTATCCCATTTACATAATATCGTTTTCCCCTCATCATTCTAAGCCCTGGAATGTATTCATCATAAGGAACAATTGAAAGCAATTCACTTCCACAAGGAAGCTTTATTGTTTGCGATATGCTTGTAGGCTTTATTGGTTGAAGATCAAAAATAACTATGCTCATGTTTCCCGAGTTTTATGCTTCTTTATTTTTTTTACTTTCTTTTAAAATAAGTTTGTGAAACGTTTTTGTTAATTACATTAATAGTTCCGGTTTCCATATCAATAGTTACTGGAGAGTCGCAATTGGTGATCTGTATCGACTCCCAGGTAATTTCAATTACGTTACTTACCAGTTTAGATGTGGCCATTTTTTTGTAAAATGATTTTTGGGGAGTTTTTCATTTTTCAACGCAGTCAGAAATCTGCTATTTGTTTCTATTGCCTGAATGATAGTTTTCTCAGTTAGAAAAAACTCACGGGAGAGAATATTTATTATTGCCTCATAACGTTTGTCGCTGTATTTCCCATAGAAATAAAACCTATCCATAAGGCACTCATTTCTCTTTGAGTTGAGTTCTTTACTCCGGCCTTTGTGGCGGCTTTCTATAGATTCGGTGAATAGTGTAGTGTAGATTCGTGACCCTCTCATACTGTACGTAAATATACGGATAATATGTATACGTAGTATTCCTGATAAGTGAACAAAAAAAATAAACCTCCCCCGGAGCGGGAGAGGTCAGAGTGGTTAGTTGTCTATCAGATTTTCTATCTGATCAATTATTTTGACGGCGTGATCAGCATCGCCTTGCCGTAAGTCTGGCGCCTGCGCATGCCAGCGCAGGGCCGCTAAGTTGGCCTTGATAAGATACTCTCGTTCCTCCTCATTGATAGCGCTTGCTTCATTTACTTTTGATGTTTCCATAAAAAAGATAAGTTAAGTTATAAAAAAAGCAGCGGTTAGGCTGCTTCGTATTTATACGTATAATGTACCGTTTCGTTTTTTATTGTATGTATTTTAATTCTATTTTAGTGGGTACTTTCTCCGCTATTATCCAGGCATAAGATACCGTACCACTCTCTCCAGGTTTTAGGTGTTTCCCTGGGCCGCCCGTGGCAGTACCTACCAATTCTGCATCACGATAAAGATCGGCGTCTATCTGTGGGTATTCAATCTTTTTAGCAGTGTTATTTTTCATCACCATAGTCATACTCCACTTACCTTTATAAGCCTCGTATTTTTCCTCAAACTGAGACACATCAATACCCTTTGGAAGTTTGCTAATGTCCACCCGCTGAGCGATAGTTATAGGACCAACTGGAGCGCTGGTGCCTGTACTGCATTTTACTACAATGGTAATAAACACGATTGAAAATATTGACATGAATATTACCATAAAGATTTTTTGCCTTTTGACATTTCACTCCATTTTTGTTGCTTTTCGTTTTTCATAGATTTATAGTTTAAAGATTAAAACCCTAATATATTAATTTAAATTAATCAAATACACGTCGATCCTATTTTACTAATTATATACAGATAGGTAACTCACCCAAACAATACATACAAATATTGCTATGCTTATACAGATAATAATAATAATGTCATTACGACTTAATTCACTTTCCATTACAGGCTCTTTATGTTGTGCATTTTCACAAAAAACAGTATCCTTTTTACTTCCTACATGGTAATGATGGTAGTGATTATAATAATAATGATTAGCAGGGAAATAATAAATTGGATGACTATAATAATAACTCCTTGGCTTTGAATAATTATTTATTCCATGTGAATATGAATGATAAGAGCGTGTACTCGAGTGTGGATGATAACTAGGGTGAGGTGTACTATGAAAGCTATTATGCGATGAATGAGTACTTACATGTGAATGTGAATAACAAAAAGATGTTACCGACACAAATAATAATGAGATTAAAATTAATAGTTTTTCCATGTTGTTATTTGTTTAAATTAATTGTTTATATATACTATCTACCAACTCACACGCTAAATTCGTATCCAGAGGATGCTCAAAGTTATAATCGTTGAGCCATAAGAGTAGTGTTCGAGCCTGAGAGCAGGAAAGCACTACGGAAGCTTTAACATTTATCTTATGATACTTTATTCGCAAAAGCTGAGCGATTTCTTTTAGTATAATTGATTCAAGCTGCTCCTGTTCTAAATAGCAAGAGGAGGTAACTATTGCCACAACTATATCATGAAGGCGAGCCGTTTTTTTCTTGTCGAGCCTTATCGTAAACGTAGCCTCTGGGCAGTTATTGAATGCCGCCTGAGCGTCTGCTATGCTTGTCTTTATTCGTAGTGTTTGTCCCATAATATTACTCGAATTGATAACTTTCATTTTCTTCTATAATAGTGGCTTCAAACGGAAACTCGTTTTGTGGCACTTGTTGTATTCCTTCTATAAGATATTTCGATCCTGTAAAAACCAAGTGCGTTTTGCCTCCGAATTGTATGGACAAGTGTAGACATTTATCTCCTGCCTCTTTTGCGTATTTTGATGGCCCAATCTTGTAGCCTAATATCTGTACCTCCTTATTTAAAATTTTACTTATTTTTATTTTCTCCCCAGTAAAATTTTGAGTAGATACTTTAATCCCGAAATCCTTAAACTTTTTCATTATTAACTTTTAACTTTTTTAATAAATTACGACTATTACAATGTTTCGCCCATCCTTTATAAGACGCTACAGAGGCGGCATTTCTGCGTCTTACCAGCATCCGGGCAAAATTATTTTTAATACTTTTTCTTAGCAGTATGTGAGTATGGTAAAATTTGTATCCTAAAAAGTCAATACCACGGGCCGCAACTGGGAATACTTGATAATTTTTCTTTATAGATAGTTTCAAATTGACGTCTAAATATTCTCTGATCTCTGCGAGTAGTTTATGCAGCTCTTCTTTATTATCCATCAATATCACCATGTCATCTGCATAGCGGTAATAATATATTACCCCCTTTTGTTCCTTTATCCAATGGTCAAAGTAGGTGAGATAAAAGTTTGCAAAATACTGGCTCAAATAGTCCCCGATTGGCACGCCGTCAGCGCTGTCTATGATTTCATCGAGCAGCCAAAGAAGATCATTGTCTTTTATTTTCCTTCGTAAAAGTTGCTTTAGTATGGCGTGATCTACCGAAGGATAAAATTTCTTTATATCCAGCTTTAGGCAATACTTTGTCTTAGTATCATCCTTCAGGTCATTGCGAAGCTTATTAACGGCTTGGTGTATCCCGCGGCCTTTAATACAACTATAAGTATCTGCCGTGAAACTGGAGACAAAGATCGGCTCCAGTATATTCATTATAGCATGGTGAGTAATCCTGTCCGGGAAATAGGGTAATCTATATACTTCCCTCTCTTTAGGTTCGTAAACTTTAAATATTTGATAGGTCGAGGTCTTATATGTTTTGTTGATAAGCCGATCACGAAGAGAGGCAATATTCTCTTGCTTGTTTTTATCATGTGTTATTACTCCGTATTGTTTTAGCTTACCTTTTCTCGCTTTTTTATCAGCGAGCTCCAGGTTTTCAATGCTACAAATCTGAGTATATAAATTATTGATTCTTTTCATGCCTTTGCTTTTAAAAGGTCGATTTCCCCAGAGGTACTACTGCCCTTTTTTTACTTGTTGTTTTTTGCCATCCGGGCAAGGTCTGCGCTATCATTATTATTTTAACATAGGTGCGACCTGGAGTTCGAGTTCGTGTTCCAGTTATCGTAATCGTTGTACGAGAAGCCTGAGCCTGAAACCTGCACAAAACGCCAGCTCTGACAGCACACCACCTTATTGTATTATCTTAAAAACACTTTTTTGTAGAGCTCTACAAAAACAGGTGAGGTTGTTACATCTTTCATCACTTCATAATTTATGAAGCAAAAGCGCGACCCGGAGTACGAGCCCGTGCTCCAGAGATCGTAATCGTTGCACGAGAAGCCCGAGCCCGAACTGTCTTTACCCATATACATACTGGGTTCATATTTATCCTCCTCCCAATTTGTATAGTCTGGTATCCAGGGCTTATTATCGTTGGCCTCGTAGTTCTTTGCCTCTATTACAGTAGCCAAAAGATAAGTATTGGTTAAGAAGCTTCCTAGGTCTTCAGGCAGCATAGACACTTCTGGTAATGCGTTATAATCCCTACCTAGTAGAGCGAACGCGTCTTGAACGGTTTCTATTTTTGATTTCATATTATTTTTTGTAAAGAGTTCTATAAATAGGCAATAGTATTTTTACTCCATGCTTCATGGTATCTAAATCCAAATAAGCGAGGCGCGACCCGGAGCGCGAGCGCGTGTACCAGTAATCGTAATCGCCGTACGAGAAGCCCGAGCCCGAAAGATCAAACAAAGGTTCATACTTTGGTTTACCATCATTATAATCAGGGTCTTTAAATCCATTCAATACATGGATGGCAATCTCTAGCTTGAACAGTGCAGCACTTGCCAATACACTTTTATTACTACCAGAATAGCAGAGCAACTTCTTAGCAAAATCGTCCAGCTCACCATACTTTTCTATGTACAACGGTAGTGCATCCTCGAAGCCGTTTACAATTTCTTTGATGTCTTTGTAAAAATGTTCCCTGCCAAATAGATTGGCAATAGCGTCTTTAATTTCCTTCGTTCCTTTCTCAAAGGCAGTCTGGGCTCTACTTTTAGTCACTTCTAGTTTTTCCATGTTTATTATTTATGTTTAATTATGCTTTATTATTTCCGATGCTTTAGCGGTAGTACCGTCCAGATGACCGTCCGTATAACCTTTGTCATACAAGGCTTGCAAATCATCTACTATAGATAAAAATTGAACTTGTTTATCAAATGGCGATTTCAATTTTTCTATGTTAGCAAGTTTTAACATCATTGCATCAAATGCGCCTTTACCTTCTTTTTTATTGTTACTCATCGTTTGTTTTTTTTATTGGTTCTACTACTTTAAGCCTTGCATATATTATGAATTGTGGATACTCCTCCCAAGGGCTTTGTATTTTCTCGAATTCTATAAAACGACTTCGTAAAAGTTCTTCTACTATTTCCTTGGCCAGTCTATCTTTTACCCATTTAACAGTCGTTTCCTGCTCTATATTATAAGTGTGTTGAGTCTGAAGTATTTTTACGTTTGCCACTTGTTGTATTATAGGACTTGGTATGTGTGGTAAATTTAAAATGTGTTTATTTTTTCGCATCCTTTCAATTTTACCAATCTGATAAAATATACATGCCACTATAATTGATATAATGACTCCATATAAAATAATTGATAAAAAAAACTCTGAACCTACATTAATCATCGTTTCCATTAAAACTCCCTCCTCTCTGGTGCTATACATTGTACTCCGATGCGCTGAAATAAATCTATTTCCTCACGTACTATTATGATATTACCATTGTGAGTAAGGTTGCCGTCTATGCCTTTGTAGCCGCGTTTAACCCAGGTATTAGCGAGAAACTTACTATACTCTGCGGAGCCTGTGCGGATGGCTAATATGTAACCCCAGTTGCTTGGCTGTGCAAAAAACAAATCCAGTTTTATACCTTCAGGTAAAATGCGCTGAGTGTATTTGCATGGGAGCTCTCCTTTTACTTGCTCCCACTTATTTACTATGGTAGCTATACCACTCTCGAAAAGGCCCGTATCATAGGGTTTGGGTATAGCTACGATTTCGATATCCTTTACCACAGACTTTTTACGGCGAATGCTTCCAGCTATCTCTATTCGTTCGCAATGCGGGCGGAGCTGCTCCACTACATCATTGGCTATTTTTAAGGCTTCGTTATAGTTCATTTTTTAATATTTAAAATCTGTCCAGTGAAACATTATTACATTAGTTGTAATTGAGTCCAACTTCTTTTTTTTCTTAGTATCATATAGCCAATATTCTGAGAACTCTGTTGTTGATTTAAATCCATCATGCTTAGCAAAATCATAAAACTCCTTAGTAGATATTTGACGACCATCCACTGCTATTGTAACAGAAAATCCAGCGTCCCCACTAATTCTTATTATTCTTAATCTGACGACTTGCATACTTTTTAAAGTATGTTCTTTCGTTATAAATTGACAATGCTTAGTACGAAGACCTGTATACATGTGTAATGTCTCGCCAACCCTTGGCATACGCTTAGGCTTATCCCTAAGTGTAAATATTTTAGAGCCGTTCTCTATTTTTGGTACAAACTGTTTTTTAAATCCTAATAACATCTTGTTACTTTTTAATTTTTATAAAATATTTACATCTATTAGTAAAATTGTTCCAGGGCGAGCTCCAGAAATCATCCTTTGATAGTGAAGTCTCTGGCTTCCATCGCTCGCAAGTGTCGCGCAATGGGCACCCATTCCCTGGACAAAGCTTTAATCTATTTATCATCTGATCGTTTTCTTAAAAGATCAAAGTTTGAGAACTGATAAATGTCTGCCGTAAGTATCATACTGGTCATATCCTTCAGCGTTTCTAGTGTAATCCTAAACGATTTGTCTACATCATACTTATCCAGCACTCTCGTATAAGAGCTGTATACAGTGGCAGTGTCACGTTTAAAATGGCTACCCAGGTGCGAAGGGCCTGCAATGTCATAAAGCAAGGCAAGGAATATAATCACTCCACGAGGGCCACAGTACTGCTCCTCCTGGCTCTTTTCGCTGAGCGTCTTCGCTTCTACACGATAGTAATTACAAACCATTTCCTCCATTTCCAGTAATACCACATAGTTGAGCGGTATTTTATAATTTGGTTTTTTATTGATATATCTATACCGCTGTGTAGTAGTTTCACGCTTTATATGTGCACTCACCTTTCTTGGTTGTGGCGTTGGAGGAGGCTGTACCGTCACTGACATAGCATTCACCAGAGCCTCAGCCTGCTTTACCTCCTTTGTCTTTGGCCTTCCTGGGAAAGACATTTTTTCCCAGTACTCCATTATTTTTTTTGCGTTTGCTAAATTCATATTTAATCTACCCAACTATTCCAGCCACAAATAATACACTGCTCCATGCCTCCGCCTTCGCTGAGCTCGCACTGTCCGGTACAGCTATCAGGGCGAATGTTGTTTTTAAATGCCGGGCGTTTTACAAAGGTTGTGAGCACTTTTATTTTGAGCCTTGCGTCCTGTATAAGCGAGTTTACAATAGCCTCGTCATAGTTACTATCTTCGAGGCGACCTATCTCAGCTTTGAGCTCCGAAATTCTGTTTTCTATGTATGCAGTATTTAACATTGTACCGTTTCGTTTTTTATGTACCCTTCTACTGCGGCGCATTTGGTAGATACTCTCAGATGAGAATCTCTAATAGAGAAGTCTGATAAATTATCTTTTTGTATATTCTTAAGACCGCTTACATTATTGATTAGTGCAGTATCAGCGATTTGTTTAATTATTAATCTTGCCATTCCTTCCATGATCGTAATTTTTAGTTTTAAAATTTACCGCCTCTGGTTTCCCAGTCTGGCCCGGCGGCTTGCCGCCCTTACAACTTTTCCACTTACAATGATTCCGCCCAGGTGAGCGAAACGGTGAGGATGGCTTTTCTATATCTGGCACTTATTCATATTCGCAGGCTACCAGATGAAAGAAAGTTGTACGACTCCGATGTAGGCAGACACCGCTTATATCCCTCACGCCCTGCTTTATTTCTTCCAGTATAGCTCTACAATTATACACCCCATTACTATATAAATAGAGCTACTTAACTCTTCTGATTCGTATGCTATTCCAAAAGCAAAACACTTCTCAATTCCAATTATTACTTTTGGTTTTTTCATGCTTGTGCCTCCTCTCCAGGTGTAAATAATGTTGGTTTGCTTTCTGGTATATGATTCCAGGTGTTTGCTGTATTGCCTTTCCTAATGCCCTCTTTGATACATTGTATCTGACCATTAGGAAGGAATAGCGTAAGCAATACATGACCGTCAGGATTAAGCCCTGGCTTAATTCCGGTAATGATAGCGGCGATAGGATAGTGGCCGTTTTTCTCTTTGTCAAAAGCGAAATATTGCACCGACTCGCCTACTTGTGGTTTACGTTTCATTATTGCAAGTCCTCCTCTTTAGATGTCACATAGAAAGTTTCCTCCTGATCCACACAAACGCCGATCCAAGGGAATTTTTCAATGATGCTCTCGTCGTCACGACTGGCAAGCAATCCCTCTTTGTCTACCTCGTCTTTCTTTCTCACAAACTGCGGGAGCACCTCAGTCAATTTCTCCAGTACTCTATCCCAATTGAAGTTTCGTAGGAGTTTTAGTTTTGGAGTGCCAGTACGGAAGCCAATGGTACCATGAAGCAGCTCCAGGGATTTCTTTTTCTCAAAGTACTCCGGGTTGGTATCGGCAAATATCTGGAGTTTATCCACTGCCTCTTTTTTCACTTTCTTCAGAGCCTCCAGTTTAACTTGGTGTTTTTTCTTTATAGCAGTTTCCTCCTGCTCTATCTCCGCCTCTATAGATTTGATCTGGCTTGCCGCTTGGCTAAAATCTGCCATGATCTCCTCAGCGTGTTCCTTGGTGTAGAGCGTAGAGTCTACCGTCTTTTTTTCTCTTATCTTTGACATAGTTATAGTTTTTAGATTTTATTGATAAAGCTTTTGTACACTCCCTCAAACTGTGTAATCAACTTTGGGAGTTCTTCATATTTATAGTCGTTAAGCTTTTTATGGAGGTAGCCAAACTTGGTACACCAGTCGTTTACATGTGCCATGTCTATACTGGTAGTACCTGCGTGTCTCCAGCCCATTTCGTGAGCCAGAGAGATTATTTTTTTTCGCATCTTTTCGGCCTTGGCTACGTTCGGGTCTTCCCCTTTAAACTTTTTAATCAACTCCATGGCTTCCTGTGCATACATTTGTCTACTGCTCCCAGTGCGACCCTGTGTATAATCCAGGATCACAGCAGCGCGGTCTTCTTTGTCCTTTATACCAGCCTTGGTAAGGAGTATTTGTATTTGCACAAGTTGCGGTTTGGAGATTGGCTTCATTAACTTATCTTTTTAGAGTTGTCGAAAATGGTGAGTACTGGAGCATCAAAGCGGTCAATAATAATAGCCGTGTAATCTGCTGTTTCCCATAGAGGAGACTCGTACATTGTATTCTCATGAAAATCGTCTTCAAAACAATCCTCATTCAGTCTGTCGCCTACGATCTCAGCGGTATCGCCATAAAATACTGTTCCTATTTTCGGTATGGCCCAAAAGAAGTCTCTATTATCTTCAATGGCCATGTGTTCCGGGATTCCTTCAAAACCAAAATGTTTATATACTTCCAGTTCTGCCTTTTTGTAATTGTTTAATGCTTCCATTTTTTACCGTTTCGTTTTTAAGGTTTATTTATTTTTATTTACCGTTTCGTTTTTACTTCCATTCGTTTTCCCATTCTTCTTTTTGTATCCACCGGTCTGGCCCCATCTTGGGCCGCCATTTATTGGCTTCCAGAAAACTCATATATTTTATAGCTCCGACATAACACTTTATTTTTTTTGCTTTGCTGAGTTTATCCCAAAGAGGGATACAGCGTTTTTTGTTTGCACCTCCTTTAAACTTTTCCCAAAACATTTCAAAGTCAATCTCAATGTCATCTACTATATAGGTTACATTTTGCGGAGGGTTGAACGTAGTCGCGTCAAACACCACAGGGATGCGCTGTTTCAACCAGTCTATTTGTATCAGTGACAGCTCCGCAAACTGGAAATCTATTGTAGCCAGTATACTCTCCAGGTTGTAAAGCAAATGCACCTCGCCTTTAAACCCCGACCCCATTAATATTATTCGCTTCATTTGTTACCGTTTCGTTTTTTATTACCTCTTCTTTATTTTGTACCGTTTCGTTTTTGTTCTTGCGTTTTTTCTCTTTTTTGATTTCAAATATTTTGTTGTACTCTGCCTCCCCGTAGTATTTGCGGGCTCCCTCTTCCCAGATACAGTAAGGTTTATTTCCGCCAAGCCTGCTTTTTACAAAAGCTACAAATCCCTCCACTCTTACTTTTATAGTAGCATCGTATCTGATCTTGTCGGCGGTCTTACCGTCTGGGAGCTTGCCGGACTCGTGGCTTATAAAAATGAATGTCTTTTTGTTGAACATTCTTTTCAGTGCCTTGTATTTTTGATAATCACAATCCCAGTATTGAATCGAATCAATAATTATGAACTGCGGAGACTTCTTTCTTTTCAATCGCTTCACCAATTCGTCATAATTCATACTAGAGTCTGCGAAGAGGATGCGCCCAAGATGTTCATCGTTCAAATGTCTGATAGCAGTCATTTGCATTGTGGCCTCAGTGCCTTCCTCCAGCGATATATATAGTACAGTACCGTGAGGCATGAGGGCTTTTAAGATTTCAATGAGCAAGTTTGTTTTGCCATGGCCAGACTGACCCCAGATAATCATTATAAAATTTCTGGTAAGTGCTCCGAAACTCTCCAGTATTCGGGGCGGTAGCCCTACCAGGAACTCGTATGTTTTTTGTAATAATTGTTTTAAAGACAATACTTTTGCGTCCGCCATTTTGCGTAATTCGTTAACTATTAATATTTAGCGTGTTAAATCGGGGTGTTATATGCCAGCTTTGGGGGCGTATTGCCCTGGGTTTCGCCCAATTTGATCGTTAGTAAAGCCCTTCAACATATTGATATATGACTCTTCCATTACTACTTTGTTGGGGTAATTATCAGTTATCAGATAGTCGCCTTGGTTGTTGGCTTCATAAATGGCCCGTTTCGTTTTGAGAGGATAATTTAAGCCCATCCCTTCCCCATCTGCGATGTGTTTTATTACCTCCTGATCTCTGTCGCTCCACTGGTTTCTCCACCAAGCCCAGAATACACGACTTGTATAGAGAGGGTGAACGTCTTTTGTTGTATAAGCTTTTAAGTATATCAATCCCTGCTCAAATTGAAACATGCAGTATTCAAAATGGGAGATATTTAGCAACTCTTGAATTTCGGCTTTTAAAACCTCCATTTCAGCACGTCTTTTTTCAACGTTGGTTATCCTTATTATTTCCTGATCTTTCATCCTGAGTGATTTTAAGCTAGCATTGAGCGATTTATTTATTATTTCTTTTGAGGGCTCTGTGAACGGCTCTTTTTACCCGTCTCAAATCACCTTCGCACTCATTATATATGTATGCAATATCCTCGGCCTTTTTTAGTCCGTTGGCTTCGCAGATGGCGCGTACCTCTTCCTTAGTTACTCCTGATAGAGTGATAAACTTGCGGCCTATCCGGCTGTATATCTCTCCGTATCCCTTCTTTCTAAGCCTGCGGCCTCTCTCTATGCGCTTCTCCAGGTAGTCGGTAGCCAGTAGCACTATGCCGCATTTGTCTTCCAGTACATTATATAAGGTGATGAAGAAATAAAGTACTGAGTCGTTGAGCTTATCAGCCTCATCCAATATGATCAGCGGGCTTTCTTGTTTCAGGATCGTCTCAGTAATGATATTCATCATTTCAGAAATTTTCCCGGTGTTATCCTTGCCCATTTTTTGTAAGATGTTGGAAAGAAAATCTTTCCGGTTCCAGAACTCAGAGCATTGGATATGGATAGCGTTGGTATTCTCTTGTACGTAGAGCTCTGCGGCTTTTGTCTTTCCGCTCCCTGGCTTGGCGGTGAGTGCAAACACGTTGCTGAACTCCTTGGCGTCATCGAATACATTATTAAGGTCTGCTAAGTCGGAGGTCTCTACCACGGTCCAGGAGCCTTTAGTAGAGTAGCCCAATTGCTTGCCGATATTACGCCACATATCTGCGGTGATCAGTTCCCAGCGACCTTTTCGGATGTTGATCACGGTAGCCTCACTCACATTTTTAAGGAGTTTTGCAGCTTTGCTCTGGCTCTCGTTTTGCATTACAAACTTATTGAGTAATGCTTGGATTTGTTCTTTCTGAATTTCTTGCATCATTGTAATTATTTAAAGTGTTACATTTTATCGTATATAGAGCTCTTCTTTTCTGGCTTGGTCACAGGCTCAGAGAGGGCTTTTTGCTCTGCCTCTTGTTTTAGTTCTTTGGTAACGATGCCTGCCTGGAGTACCGCTTCAGCATCGAGTATATAAGGTTTTATTACTTCTTTTCTGCGGTCAGACTTGGCGCCGATCATTGCTACTGCATCCGTTTTCTCTTTGAGTATGCTATTAAGGTAAATGCGACTTCCTACTTCAGCGTCAGCAATCGCTCTTTTAGTAAGCTGTGGCTCGTAGGCCATCATTCGCACACTTTCAAAATCTGTGACCAATACACGGCTCATATCGTAAGGGTCATAAATCACTGTAACTGATTTACCGATGTGATTCAGGTTATACTCTGCCATATTAAAGGAGTACTGTACACCGTTGATCTGCGGCTCTACCCCACGGTTATTTATCTGTATGGTTCTGCCGTTGTGGTTGTGCTCTATCCCGAAAATGAGCATAAATTGTTCGTCTGTGATCGTGCGTTTTTTCTCTGCTGGTGTTTCGCTCCAGGCTTGCAACCACTGAGCCTGCTTGCTGGTGCCTTTGCTGTCTGGCATGTGGCGCAGACGGTGAAAGAACTGCTCAATTTGAGCATTTGATTCGCTCCCGATAGTTGGCCTATCTTTCTTATTCTGAGCGAGTACCTCTGCATTTACCCCCCTTTTACTCGCTGTTATATTGTTACCTGAGTAGTTATTCGCCCCTATTTTCATACATCTTTTCCAATGTACTGAGCCAAAAAACTGCTCAATATATCCACGGTTCTTACTGCCTACGGGTGTGGGATGAAAGTGTCCCATGTTCTTATAAAATGGCTCCAGGTCAGCCAGTGCCCAACGGTCTGCAATGGTCTCGTGTTGCAAATGCCACTCCCCCGTAAGGCTGCGTATGTGATACATGGCATTGACGTAGGCCGCTCTCACCAATTCTTTATTAAGTTCAAACCCGTAGGCATATCCGAGCACATAATCATTGTATGAATCCATTACTACGATGGCCTTTGGCCTGTGATAAGCTTTCCCACCGGTCACATCATCCAAGTCTATAAAGAACAGGTCGAGGTGGTTGTCATCGCTCTCCACCATGGCAAGAGGGAACGTTGGCCGCTGGCCTTTAGCCTGCTTCAGGTACTTTCTGGAGAGAGCCGCGTTACCCTCGCGCTCTCCTATAATAAGGTGTTCGTTTTTGCGGCGGTGTATACCTACTGTGGCGGCAGTTATTACGCTATAGCTGTTCGCCTGTGCCCATATATTATACTGTTGAGCTATGAATACATCATCATATTGATTGTGGTGTGCGATCATTTCCAGGAGCACACTTTCGCTCAATTCGTCCTTAATTTTAGCAGCTATTTTGTTACCAAATCGCCAGTCGATGAGGCTCGAAAATCCCTCTTCATCGTACTTTTTTCGGGTTGCTAATAGCCTCCGATATGACTCTGGAAGGTCTATTTTTTCGGTTTTTATAAGCTCTATTACCTGTACATAGAACTGGTCAATTGAGAGGTTCAAAAGCTTCTTTAGGGCCGTTTTATCCTCTGTTATTTTCTTCAGCATGTTGAGCCAAGACGCCGCAGTAGTGTATTTTTTTACCGTTTCGGCTGGTAGTGTTTTACTCTCGCTGTAGCGATATCCCAGGTAGAAAGCCTCCGCTTTTGTGTCCCATTGCACCATGTTTTTTATGGGCTGGCGGGCTACATAATTGTATGGATTACCGAAAGTAGACTCTATTTTTTCTTTAAAAGAAGCACCGAGCTTCTCAAACTCTACCAGGACTTTACGGTTGTCGTCAGGGTCATTTATAAAGACCCATTTACCCGATTCTCTCGCCCTTGCCGACTTCAAAGTGCCCTCTGGAATGCCTGACAAAACCAGTTCAGACCATTCTATATATAGTATGTCGTTTACTGTTTTCATTTCAAATTCCCCAGTTTGTTAGGCCTGCGTTTTGTTGTATTGCTTTCGATCGGGACCAACTTAGCGACCTCTTGTATCAGTTTATTGTGCCCTTCTATTAAATCCATGACAGTCAATAGTATCTCTTCATTGTCTTCAGTTCCTGCCCGAACTGCATTTACATATCGGGCTGAAACTTTGTGTATTTTTGCCGCTTCTACGGACACCCAATCCCTCTTTCTACTATTTTCTCTTGACTTAAGACTCATATTTAGTACCTTGCTTTTACTTCCTCTCAGAGGATGTGACAAAGTAAGTGGAGAAATTCCACTATTCCAAATAATTCCACATTTATTTTTATGATACTTAAAAAATTTGGTCAAAACCTTTCATCAATAAGGAACTTTTCAGGCTTAAAACAGGATTTAATAGCTGATAAACTGGAACTTAACCGTACTACATGGTCTAACTATGAAACAAGCAAAAGCGAGCCAAATTTAACCACTTTAACTAGAATTGTGGATTTTTTTGGCATTCCTATGACTTGGTTGTTTTGCGATAATGCATACCTAATAGAAAAATTAGAAGAGTTAAAAAAAGAAGGGAAAAGCATACCTAAAAGCATACCTAATGGCATACCTAATGAGGATTTTTTACTAAAAGTAGAGGAGCCCCAAGGGGTCTATAATAGGGTTCAAAAGGATGAGGTTGTGAGTGGTTTGAGGCAGATAATAGAGACCCAGAAAGCGCATATAGCTAGCTTAAATACTACGATACAGCTACTCCAAGAGAAAATAGAAAGGGGTAATTAACCTTATGGCAGGGGATGGCGCAGATACGTTGCGCCATCTGGTACTAAAATGCACCCAAATGGAAGAGCCTTGTACGTTTCGTTTTTTTGCTCATTTTCATAACTATCTAATATTGTGCATTTTTTGCACTATTTATACTATTCTTAATGTACCATTTGGTTTTCACCCCCCTGGA